TTTATATATTTATAACAAAACAATAACAAAATAACAAAATGGCAGAAACTCTAGTATCTCCCGGTGTATTAGCAAGAGAAAATGATTCATCTTTTGTTACCCAACAACCCGTAACGGTTGGAGCGGCTATCATCGGTCCAACAGTAAAAGGACCTGTTGAAATACCAACAGTAGTTACTTCATATAGTGATTATCAATCAAAATTTGGAACAACATTAGATAGTGGTAGTGATACTTACACTTACTTTACTTCTATTGCTGCTTACAACTATTTTAATAATGGTGGTGAGTCGTTATTAGTAGCTAGAGTTGTTAGTGGTTCATATACTGCTGCTTCTACTACAGGAAATCAAGCTCCAAGTGGTTCAAACACCTCAGGTTCATTTATTCTTGAAACTTTAGGTGAAGGTGTAATTATGAACTCTTCTTCAAGTTTAGATTCTTCAGGTTCATTAGCTTCAGGTAGTTCAGATAATGTTAGATGGGAAATTACAAACCCTTCAACATCTTCAGGTACTTTCGATCTTTTAGTAAGAAGAGGTGATGACACTACAAATAATAAGATTATATTAGAAACTTGGACTGGATTATCTTTGGATCCAAAAGCTGATAACTTTATTTCAAAAGTAATTGGTGATCAAGTTGAAAATTACAACCCAACTAAAAACCAAGTAGAAATTACAGGTTCATATAGAAATGCTTCACGTTATGTGAGAGTATCTTCTGTTCCTGGTGCTACATTAAATTATTTTGATAATAATGGTGTAGCAAAAACATCTCTAACAGGATTTATCCCAGAGGCAAGTAGTGGTTCATTTACTGGTGGTACGGGTGATGTAAAAGCAGGTGCTAATTTCTATGATACTATTGGTACTCAAACTCAAGGTTTAGAAGGTGGTAACTATACTAACATGATTAGCTTATTATCAAACCAAGATGATTATGTATTTAACGTATTATTAACCCCAGGTTTAACTAATGAAGATCATACATCTCAATGTACTAGTATGATTAACAATACTCAAACAAGAGGAGATAGTTTATTAGTATTAGATTTAGTAGGTTACAATTCAACAACAACAGCAGTAAATAGTGAAGCTGCTTCTAGAAACACATCATACGCTGCTTCATACTGGCCATGGGTACAAGTAATTGATCCTGATTTAGGTAAACAAGTATGGGTACCAGCATCAACTGTTATTGGTGGTGTATACGCGTATAATGATAGTGTAAGTGAGCCATGGTTCGCTCCGGCGGGTATTAATAGAGGTGGTTTAGGACAAGTAGTTCGCGCAGAACAAAAACTAAACTCAACTGATAGAGATACTTTATATACAAATAAAGTAAACCCGATTGCCACATTCCCTGGAACTGGAGTTGTAGTATATGGTCAAAAAACATTACAAACTAGAGCAAGTGCTTTAGATAGAGTAAATGTTAGAAGATTGTTAATTCAACTTAAATCATACATTTCACAAGTTGCTCAAAACTTGGTATTTGAACAAAATACAATTGCTACAAGAAATAATTTCTTAGCACAAGTAAATCCATATTTGGAAAGTGTTCAACAAAGACAAGGTTTGTATGCATTTAAAGTGATCATGGATGATACGAACAATACACCAGATGTGATTGATAGAAATCAGTTAATTGGTCAGATTTTTATCCAACCAACTAAAACAGCTGAGTTTATTTACCTCGACTTTAATGTATTACCAACAGGTGCTACATTCCCTGCATAAGAGATTAAAAGTTGAATATTTATAATAGAATAAAAATAATAGCAAAATAAAATGGCAGTATTAGATCCAAACGAAATATTTTTCACAGCATTCGAACCAAAACAATCTAATAGATTTGTATTGTATATTGATGGTTTCCCTTCTTACTTACTAAAAGGAGTAGGTGCTGTAAACGTATCACAAGGAACTGTACCTTTAAATCATATTAACGTTCAACGTTTTGTTAAAGGTAAAACAACATGGGGTACCATCCAGTTTACATTATTTGACCCAATTACTCCTTCAGGTGCTCAAGCTGCCATTGAATGGTTAAGATTACACCACGAATCAGTAACAGGTAGAGATGGTTACAGTGATTTCTACAAGAAAGATTTAACTTTCAACGTATTAGGTCCTGTAGGTGATATCGTTTCTGAGTGGGTAATTAAAGGTGCGTTAATTACTGAAATTAACTGGGGTGATTATAACTGGGATGATGACGGTACTGCTGTTAACATTCAGGTAACTGTACAACCAGATTACTGTGTATTGAACTTCTAAAAAAGAAGACAAATATTTTTAAGAAGAGCTTGGCTATGTCAAGCTCTTTTTTTATGTTCATATTTATACTAGAACAAAGTTATTAAAAATAAAAATTATGGCCGAATTTAAATTTCCCTCAGAAACTGTTGAATTACCCTCTAAAGGGCTAATATATCCTTCTGATCATCCTTTAAGAAAAGGTACAGTCGAAATAAAATATATGACTGCAAAAGAAGAAGATATTCTTACAAATCAAAACTTTATTGAAAAAGGTACTGTTTTAGATAAATTATTAGAATCTTTAATTATTGATAAATTTGATTTAAGTGATTTATTTGCTGGTGATAAAAATGCTATTTTAGTAGCTGCTCGTATTTTAGGATATGGATCTGAATACCAATTTATTTATGGTGACAAAGAATATACAGTAGATTTATCAACATTACAAAATACACCTTTTGATGAATCCTTAATAAATTCTGAAGGATATTTTAAATTTCTCCTTCCTAAATCAGAAAATGAAATTGAGTTTAAATTACTTAATGACAATGATGAACAAAAGATTGAAGATGAATTAAAAGGTTTAAAGAAAATAAACAAAAATTCCTCCGCAGATGTAACTACTCGTTTAAAACATATGATAGTTTCAATCAATGGTAAAAGGGATAAAAATGAAGTTAAAACATTTGTTGAAAATTATTTATTAGCTCAAGATGCTCGTTCTCTTAGACAATATATTAGAGATGTCACCCCTGACATTGATATGAATTATACTACAGATAGCGGAGAGGAGGTCGCAATCCCTATAGGGATTAACTTTTTTTGGCCTGACCTCTAAAAATGCTCCTTCTTTACGAGTTTCATTATTTGAGGAAATCCATGAAATAGTTTTCCATGGTAATGGGGGTTATGATTACAACACTATCTATAATATGCCTATATGGCTTAGAAGATTTACATTTAATAAATTAAAATCATGGTATGACAAACAAACCCCTCCAGAAAATGATGAAAGTTGGACTTCAGGCAATGTAAAAAAATTAGCTACTGAAGAAAGAAAAAAAATAACTCCCCCTACTTATGTTACAAAGGCGTCAAAAAAATGACGCCTTTTAATATTTATAACAAAATAAGTTAAATGGCAAGTCAACAAGATATAAAAAATCAACGTGAACTAAACAATGAACAACAACGTTTGGTAGATCAATATGGAAATCTTCTTGAATCCCAAAAATCCGTTAACGAACAAAGAACAGAAGAATTACGTAGTACTAGAGAAATTAGTGATGAAATTAGAAAACAACTAGGAGCCGTAAAAGAAAACTTAGATTTTAAAACCTCAACAAGAAGAATTCTTTCAGAAATAAATAAACTTTCTGAGCAAAATGTAGATTTTTCAAGTAAAGAAAAAGGTTTTTCCCTTGATATATCAAATATTCAAGAACGCCAAAAAAAATTAGCTCAAACAAAATTATCACTTTTTAGAGAACAAAGTTTTGTTAGTTCTAAAATAACAACTTTAGAAAATGAAATTAAAACTACTGAAGGAGAACAAAAAGAAATTCTAGAGGAACAATTAACTACTTTTAAACGTTTAGAACGCAGCCTTTATGACCAAGTTGAAAGTTCTGATTCTCTTACTAAAAACTTATCCCAGGCTAAAAAAGCGGCCCAAGAAATAAATAAAGTTAAGGCCCCTAAAGGATTTGAATTTCTTTCAGATTTAACATCAAAAATCCCAGGACTAGGAAAATTATCTACTCCTTTTAAAGATGCAGCAGTTGCCTCTAAAGATACGGCAGCAAGAATGACTAAAATAAACCTTGCGAGAGAGCAAATGGGTAAAAAAGCAATGTTTAGTAAGTCTCAAATAGGTTTAAAATCTATGAGTGCTGGATTTAAAGCTTTAGGTCCAGTAATTAAATCAGCTTTTGGTCCTCTAAGTATTGTCCTTACTATTGTTAGTGCTGTTAAAGCTATATTTAAAGCAATGATGGCTGGTTCAAAAGAAGTAACTGGTTTTAGAAAATCATTTGGGGTTAGTAGAGATGCAGCTGTTGAAATAAGAGATAGAACTTTTGAAATAAGTGAACAAGCTGCTTCATTTGCCGATACTCAAGGGAAAGTCCTTATTCTACAAAAACAAATTACAGAACAACTAACCTTAGTTAATCAATCTTTAGGTACAGCTATTGATTTTACTCGAGAATTAGGAAAAGAATTTGGATCAAAATTATTAGTTCAATCTGCTCTTCTTAAGGATAATATTGGATTATCAACTAGTGCTATAGGTGAACTTCAAAAAGAAACCATAAGAACAGGACAAGATGTAGAAGATCTTACTAAAGAAATGGAAGGTACGGTTGCTGCTACTTCATTAACAAAAGGTTTTATGCTTGACGTAAAACAAATTATGGAAGAAGTAACCAAAATACAAGGAGAACTTCGTTTAAATTTTGGAAATTCTAATACTGAAATAGCAAAAGCAGTAACCCAAGCAAAACTTTTAGGATTTGAATTAAGTGATTTACAAGGCCCTGCTAGTAAATTATTAGATTTTGAATCTTCAATAGCTTCAGAATTAGAAGCAGAATTATTAATAGGCAAAAATTTAAATTTAGAAAAAGCAAGACAAGCTGCTCTTGATGGTGATTTAGTTACTTTAGGACAAGAAATTACAAAACAAGGAGTTGATTATACCCAACTTCAAAAAATGAATGTTATTCAAAGAAAAGCATTTGCCGATGCCGTAGGACTTTCAGTAGACCAATTAGCCAATACTTTAAAAAAACAAGAAGAATATAATGCTCTTCAACAAAGAGCAGAAATGGCTGGAAAAAGAATTGCGAATATTGAAAATAAAAGCATGAAGGAAATCTACGATGATCTTCAAAAACAAGGAGCAAGTGAAGAAAAAATAAAAGAAATTTTAGGAGAACGTCTCTTTGCAACCCAAAAAGCTGAAGATGCTCAACAAAAGTTTAATAAAGCTTTAGAATCGGTTAAAGAAAAATTTGCTAAAATATTTGATGGAGATGCAGCTGAAAAATTTGGTGATGGGATGATTAAATTTGCTGAGTTTATCAATAAATTTGTTACTAGTGTTAATAAAAAAGGATTAGGTAGAACTATATTTTTTGGAATAGATGAAGAACCATCCCAAAAACAAGTAGACAAAGCTACCCAAGTTCTAACCCCAGCTGAAAGACAAGCACTGAATACTGGAAGAAATCCTGGAACTTCATTACATGGACCTAAATTTGCTGAAGGTGGTATTGTAACTAAAAGAGTAAATAATGCTACTATTGGAGAAGCAGGTCCTGAAGCAGTAATCCCATTAAACGAATTCTATAGAAAATTTGATGAATTAATAGCTGCGGTTAAACAAGGTGGTGATGTGTATATGGATTCAACTAAAGTAGGTACAGCAATGTCTGTAGGAACTTATAAAGTTCAATAAAATTAAATATTTATAATAAAAAACAATTATGGGAATTTTAGACAAATTACAAAAACAAGGATCAAACTTAACTGCTTTTGATGGAAAAACTCCTAATAAGTACGATGAAAGAAGTGGTTTAGTAGATGCTAACGATCAAATTGTAGAAACAGATTCAAGACTAGACAAAGACGGAAAAACACCAGAAAAATATCTAGATAACCTTCCTGAGTAATGCCATTATTAAAAATACTTACTGATCCTCAGAGTTTTAAATTCTATGCTGGAGGTAGAGGCCATGTCTCTAACTCTAACACTTTTGGTCAAAAAAGTATTCCCTATGGTAAGGATAGAATTGATGGGGGTAGTAGTGGTCAACCATATATTACTTCTCCTATTCCTAAAGAGACAAGCAATTTAGGAATTCTAGATAATGATTTTCTTTTAAGAGGGGGAATCACTGCTGTTAGTAATAGTGGTAAAGATGTTTTACGTTTAGGTAAAATGTTTTTAGATACTAAATCACCAAGTGGAATTTTATTTTTAGCTAAACAAAATTTACTTTCTAGAACAGCTGTGCGTACTCAAACGAGTGGTATATTAAATGAAGGTATTTATACACCATTATCTACTTTAGCTCAAGCGGGTGTTAATGCTTTTGGAGGTCATTTAAATAAACAAGGTATAAACCCATTTGGATTAACAGGCCCAAACTCTAATAACGAAAATTTATATTCAATTAGAGTAAAAAATAATCAACCTATTGAAGAAAATAGGCTAATCGAACTAAAAAATTTAGTCTCATTAAATCCTAACAACCCAATTCTCCTTTCATATTCTGGAGGGCCCGGTTCTGATTTAGGTGTTGGTAAGACCAATATTTATTTTGAAAGTAATGGTAAATTTAAAACACTATCTTCACCTCCACAAATAAATGCTAAAACTAATGCTTTAAATACGAATGGTGAAGAAGTTAATCCATCAACATTAGGCACAATTCGTTTAGACCAAGCAAAACCTCAAGACGAAGTAGGTGATGGGTTTGCTGGGGGTATAAAACAAGATTTTAGAAGAATATTAAGAGCGGGTTTAAACCAATCACAAATACTTTCAGACGCTCCTTCTTA